GTGGATTGCCAAGCCCGTCGACCAGCCCCGAGTCGTGGTCGTCACCTCCAAGTTGTAACCCTCATCAACACCTAGCCCCACCAACACGGTGGGGCTATTATGCGTTTCATGGCAGAAACCCCCAGCACATGGACCTCGCTCCAACTTGCTGCAATCACGCTCCACGAACTGTTCGCAACGCTTCAGAACAGCGGCTTCACCGAAGAACAAGCGCTCAAGTTCATGGCGATGCTCATCAACACCTCAGAAGGTTCATGCGAACCCACCGACTAACCCACAGTGCAGTGCAACTAGACCACGGTGCAGAAGTAGGATTTCCGCATGGCTGCTGACGACCTTCAGGAAATTGGCTCGTCTGGTTTACGCCGCACAGCGGGCTTCGTCATCGACGATTTCGTCGTCGGGCTTCAAGGGCAAAAGGGCGCAAAACTCTGGCGAGAAATGGCGGACAATGACCCCGTCATTGGTGCGATGCTCTTCGCCATTGAGCGCCTCATCCTCGAAATCAAGTGGAATGTCGAACCTCACACCGATGCCGAAGAGGACGAAGTCACCCCTGAAGCCGAGCAAGCAGCCCAGTTCCTCGAAGAGTGCATGAACGACATGTCGGACTCATGGTCCGTCATGCTCCAGCAAATCCTGTCGTTCCTTGTCTACGGCTTTGCCCCATGCGAAATCGTCTACAAGAAGCGAGTCGGACCTAATCAGAAGGACGGCATGCGCCGCTCCAAGTACACCGACGGTAAAATCGGCTGGCGCAAGATTGCCATCCGAGCACAGGAAACCGTCTGGTCATGGGAGTTTGACGAGAACGGCTCCGTTGTTGCGATGAACCAGATTGACCCGTACACCAACAAGGGCATGGTCACAATCCCCATCGAAAAGTTGCTGCTGTTCCGCACCGTCTCGGTCCGTGGCAACCCCGAAGGACGCTCCATCCTCCGCAACGCCTACCGCCCGTGGAAGTTCAAGCGCACCATCGAAGAAATCGAAGCGGTCGGCATCGAGCGTGACCTCGCAGGATTGCCCGTGGCGTATGTCCCGCCGACCATGCTGTCCTCGACCGCCACCCCGCAGGAAGTCTCAGCCCGAGAAGCCATCCAAGCCCTCATCCGTGGCATCAAGCGCAACGAAAACGAAGGCGTGTTGTTCCCGCTTGCCTACGACCCGTCAGGTCGAGAAACCTACAAACTGACCCTGCTCTCGAGCGGCGGCTCACGCCAGTTCAACACCGACGCAATCGTTGCCCGCTACGACCAGCGAATCTCCATGGTCGTTCTGGCGGACTTCATCCTTCTCGGACACGAAAAGGTCGGCTCTTTCGCCCTCGGCGCAAGCAAAATCGACCTGTTCACCACCGCCATCCAGCAAATCTGCTCCTCCATTGCCGATGTGTTCAACGACCATGCGATTCCCCGCCTGTTCAAGTTGAACGGCATGGACACCGAAAAGTTGCCCAAAATCAAGCCCGCCCAGATTGCCCATGTGGACCTTGCCTTGATGAGCGACTTCCTCTCGAAGATGATTGCGGCTGGTGCGATTAGCGTCGACTCGGGTCTCGAGGAATACCTCCGTGACCTCACCGACCTCCCGAAGAAGGAAGAAGGCGAAGAGGGCGTACCGACCGAACAGCCCGACGGCGAAGAGGTCAATCAGGCGACCCAGACGGCTGCTCAGGGGAAGGTTGACGCAGGAACGCCCGACCCCGAGCCGAAGGGACAGCCCAGTGCCGTTCGTCAGCCGAAGCCGTAAGGTCCAGAAGAACAAAAAGCCAGTTGACCCTCAACTCCTGAAGGATGTTGATGCGATTGCTGCGCCGTATCGCCAAGCCATGATTGAACTGGCGGCGATTGTCGACAACGCTGCTCGCACCGCCGCCGCACAGGCTGGCACCCTCGAAAACTTCCAGACCATCCTCACCCAAGACATCATTGAGGCGCTCCAGAACGCCATCCCAAGAGTTGCTTCCCCTGCTACCACCCAAGCGTTTCGAGCCGCTGTAGAGGCTCTCAGAGGGCTACCAGAAGGCGTGAACATCGCCCTGTCCTTCAACAAGGCAGACCCTCGAGCCGTGGCATGGGCAAGGCTCCGTGGAAGCCGCCTCATCGCCCAAATCACCGACGAACAAATGAACGCCGTCCGCCGAATCGTGTCCAATGCGATAGCCAACGGCGTGACCGTCCCGCAAGCCGCCATGGAAATCCGCAATGTGGTCGGACTGCACGACCGCTGGCAGCGAGCCGTCGACAATGCGTTTCAACGGGACTACGAATCCTTCATCGCTCAAGGGGTCAAGCCCGCCCGTGCCACCGTCATGGCGAACGCCAGAGCCGAAAAGTACCGTGTCAAGTTGATTCGTGCCCGAGCGCTCAACATTGCCCGCACCGAGGTCATGGCAGCCCAGAACTACGGCACCTACCTCGGCTGGGTCGAGGCAGGCGAAAAAGGGCTGCTGAACCTTTCGCTCACCAAGAAGGAATGGGTCGCTGGACCGTCAGGCTGGAAAGGCATCCATGTATGCGACTTCTGTGCCCCGCTCGACGGCATGGTCGTTCCTGTCACAGCGTCATTCCCGAACGGGTTGCTGACCCCGCCAGCGCACCCTTCCTGCCGTTGCCGCATGATTCTGGTCCCGCCCGAGGTCTGACATGAAGCAACCTCTCGAGTCCCCGATTCTGATAGCCCGCAACAGCGCCAGCACCATCTGGCAAACGGGGTACGACACTGACATTGAAGCACCGTATGGTTACGCCGACGGTCCCGACGGTCGTATTGAAATTGAGAACCTGTACTCACCTCTGACAAAGGGGTGGTGGGACATCGTCGGCGAGTTTGTTATCGACGACACCTTGGAAAAAGGGCGTACACGCCAGTTTTCTTCTCGAAGCGAGGCGGGGCGTTACGCCGCTCAGGTTCGTTGGGGGAATCGAAGCAATGATGCGAAGCCGTCAACAGGAGGGTTAGCCGACCAACTGCAACTGGTTGACGAACCGACAACGGATGTTGCTCAGGTACTCGACGGGAAGCCGTATCGCCCGTTGGTTGATTTCCCTCCTGAAGTGCAAAGCAAACTGGACGAACTGCACAAGGTAAACCTCGACAATGGGGTTGAGGATTACATGAACTCGCCAGAAGGGCGAGCGGCTTATCATGCGTTACACAACCATTTCAGGGCTGCGCTGATTGGACCAGATGCACCACCGTGGAACCATGAAGCAATTTCCGCAACAGGTGACAAAACTCCCGAAGATTTTGCTCAAAAACTGGCGCTGTACTACATTCGCACTGATTTTACAAGGCGAAACAACGAACGAAATGCTTTTGACCAACGCTCACTTGCTGAAAGCGCTCCCAAAGGAATTCGTGCGGACGGTCGAGCAACTCTGGTCATTAACACCCCGCCTCGTGTGCTGTACGACATCCTTAACGACGAGCGCCTCAAAAGCCAGTTTGAGTCCAAACAATCGAACGGCGCAATCGGTGTAGGTGCAGACATGCACTCGTACAGGGTGAAACACGAAGCATTGGTGTATGGGTTTCACCCTGCTGCCGACCCGAGCAAGCGCCCAATTTACGGTTCGCTAATGCCAGCAGGTGTCATTAGCGGGCAGATGAATTACTCATCCCAATACGGTGAGGTGCATCTGGTGATAAAGCCCGCAGTTCGTGAAAGAACAACTTTCACCACCATAGATTCTTTGGGTCAGGGACCAATTCACAATCGTTTGAGCGACACAGCACCCGTCAGACCTCATGCGACAGGCTCATTGGACATTCAAATTCGAGCGTTTGCAACGCCTAAAGGCAGCGTCGTCAAGCCCGCCCCGTATGTTGAAACACAAATTCATGGGGGTGTAAAACTCGGCGACATTGCCAAAGTGGTAATCCCGAGTGGCAGAACATTGTCACCAGAATTGAAAGCCCGACTTAAAGAAGCAGGGATTCCTGTCGAAGTTTCCCAGTCGGAAATTGCCAAAAGCGCCATGCGACGGCTCATCGCCACCTCAGGTGACCGCACTCTGTATCAGACAGGGTTCACAACCTTGTGGGCAGGAACGGTCCTTGAGAATCAAGTCGCAGCAGGTGTCGTCGTGGAAAACGGCACCGAAATTGAAGTTCAGTCCATTGGGTCCGTCCTTGCCCGTGGCTACTGGGACATCATCGCCGATACTGTTGAGCCAGTCGACAAAGGTCGTCCTCGCCAGTTCTCCAGTCGTTCGGAGGCTGGACGCTACGCAGCCCAAATTCGTTGGGGCAACAGAACGCAAGGTGCCACAGCAAGCGGGTCGCATGCGACCGCTATCGAGTTGCAACCGACTGACGACCCGTCGGAAGCCGTCCTGACAGGACGACCGTACAGTGCTTTGCTGTTGGAAAACCTGCCGCCAAGAGTCCGTGTGGAACTCGAAGCAATCGAAACACTTGCCGAAAAAACAGGCGGCATGTCCGTTCCACCACTGTCGTCTAACGCAACGAAACAGTTGACAGACCATCTCTTGGCGGTCACGGACCCGTCGTTGCTGTCGGATGAGGCTAGAGCCACATTACAAGGGTTGCCTCGTGTTTATCGTTCGTATGGAGACCCCAAGTCTGATGAGTTCGGGCGACAAGAGTGGGCGCAGAATACGGTCAGCATGTACACAGCAGCGGCAGCAGAGCGTGGACTCGCCAAACACCAACCAGACTCCTTGCAGTCGACCAAGGATGTTGTCGCTAATCCCGAAAAGATGCGACTGGCAATTTCTGTTGGCTCTGACACCCTTGCAGGAATCGACAAGACAGGCGAAGTAACGACACAGTTTGCTGGAGTATTGAGCAAGGGGTATCACGACCCACACATGAGGCAGCGGCATGAAGCGGTCGCTTATGGCACCCATCCTGCAACGGTGCCGACCATGAGACCAATTTATGGTGCTATCAGTCCGCTTGGTATTCGTTCCACTCATGCCGACGGAGTCGAACAATACGGCAGTGTGCGATTGGTCTTAAAGCGGTCAGTTGCAGAACGCTCAACATTTAGCGTCCATGACTCGCTTGGGTTGAATCGCAACCCCAGCAAGGTGACGGGTCCCATTACCAGAGGTCAAGCATCGCCATACAAAGGAACCCATTCAGACCCTGCCACCCGTTTAACGAAAATTCGAAACGGGCAAAGGCACGATTATCCCGAAGTTCAGGTTCACGGCGGCGTGAAAATCAGTGATGTCTCCCACATTGCCGTTGATGTGCCTCATGGCAAAAAGACTGTTGAGCCGCTCATCAAAGAATTTGCCGAAAAACACAACCTGAAAATCATTCTCGTTGAACGCCCTCCAATGGGCAACCAAGGTAAGGGCTACAAGGTCATTGACGACTCGAAGTTGCAGAAGTCGCTTGATGCGTTTGCTGTCCAGTTGCGGGAGATTGTTGCCAAGGCAGCCAAACGCCAGTTCGGCTCAAGGTCAGAAATGGGCGCTGCGTTTGCCTCGGCTGTCAAGTCAGCAGATGACCTCGAGAAAGCCCGTCAGCGCCAGTTTTCGAGCCGTTCGGAAG